CGAGCATGGTAATCAGATCGAGGTTGAGATGCACGACAAGCTGTCGGCGCTTCGTTTGCTGGCGAAGCATCGTGGCTTGCTTGAGCCGAACAGCGATGAGCGCCGTCCCAGCATGATCGGCATCAACGTGACGGGACCGAAGACGACGACGTATGAGGTCGTGGACGAAGAAAAGGATGATGATGAACGGGAGTAACGTCATAGACATTTCACGCCGTTACGTTCGCTTTTATGCCGAACATATTGAATGCTACTATTGCGGGCATCTGTCGCGTGGTCGTGTTTACGATAGTATGCAGTCGGTGGTGTGCGGTTATTGCGGAGCCTTATGGCGGTTGTTTGGGTATGGTTCTAGGGGGCGATGGGATGGCTAGAGCGCAACGGGCGACTGATCGTTCACCACGTCGCAAGCGCCAGCGTGATACGGATGCGCTGACTGGATTAAACTTGGATTTCAGCGAAAGCCCGACAGTCTGGAAGTTTTTGAACGACGATAGTTTTGTTCGCGGCCTAATGGGTCCGGTCGGCAGCGGCAAGACGTATGCCAGTCTGGCGGAAGTGATGCTTCGCGCTGTCAAGCAGCCGCCCTCGCCGGTTGATAACATCCGCTACACACGCTTTGCAGTCATTCGTAACTCGTATCCAGAACTTCGCACGACGACGATTAAGACGTGGCAAGAGATATTCCCTGAGAACACTTGGGGCGATATGCGCTGGTCGCCGCCGATCACGCATCATATCAAGCTGCCCCCGCGCGATGGAGCGCCGGGTCTTGATTGCGAAGTGATCTTTCTCGCGCTAGATCAGCCGCGCGACGTGCGGAAGCTGTTGTCGCTGGAACTGACCGGCGGGTTTATTGACGAGGCGCGTGAACTGCCGAAGGCGGTGGTCGATGGTCTGACATCGCGTGTCGGTCGTTACCCGACGAAGAAGAACGGCGGTTGTCCGTGGCGTGGCGTGTGGATGTCAACAAACCCGATGGATTCGGATCACTGGTGGCCGAACCTTGCGGAGAAGAATCCGATACGCGGTCGCTATCCTTGGAAGTTCTTTAAGCAACCCGGTGGCGTGAAGGAAGGCACGAAAGAGCATCAGGACGCGATCTTCGCGGCTGACAAATATTGGATAATTAACGAAGGTGCAGAGAATCTAAGCAACTTGCCTCCCGGGTATTACGAGCAACAGCTTGCTGGTAAAACGATTGATTGGATTCAATGTTATGCCGGAGCGCAGTACGTTTATGTTCAGGACGGCAAACCTGTGTGGCACGAGTTTAGTGATAGTTTGATGTCGGCGGATTTAGAGATTGAGACTGGTATGCCTGTGCATGTGGGACTCGACTTTGGTTTGACGCCCGCTGCGGTGTTTGGTCAGAAGATGCCGAACGGTCGATGGCATCTCGTACATGAACTTGTCGCCTTCGATATGGGGCTTGAACGATTCGCGCATCATTTGATGGCGGATATCCAGACGAAGTTTCCGAAGTCGGAGATATTTATTTGGGGCGACCCGGCTGGTGGCAAGCGTGACGAGATATTTGAGGTCACAGCGTTCGACCATCTGCGAACGTTGGGGCTTCGCGCCCAGCCGACAGTATCGAACGATTTTAAGGTGCGTCGTGAAGCTGGCGCGATGCCAATGAACAGACTGATTGACGGTCGGCCCGGTCTGCTTGTGTCGAAGGAATGTATGCGGACACGAAAGTCTTTATCTGGCGGATATCATTTCAAGCGCGTTGCGGTTGGTGCTGGTTATGAACGCTTCCGCGACATGCCGAACAAGAACGAGCATTCGCACGTTGGAGACGCATACGGCTATCTGATGTTGGGCGGCGGGGAGCATCGCACCTTGACGCGCAATCCGAACGGTCGCCCGATGTTCAAGCAGCACATGGCCGCGACCGACTTCAATATCTTTGCGTAAAAAAACGCCTTGGCTTGTGTTTAGCCAAGGCGTTAGTCAACAGGAGATACGAATGAACAGGATTAATATATATGTCCACGAATGATATATCAACCAATTATCGCGTAAATATGATCCCGTTTCATTGGGGGCATGTTCACATGATGGACCTGCGCCCATTTGAGGAACAGTATTTTGAATGGTTCGATGACTACAACGAGACTCTGAAGCATTTTGCTTCGTATGGTAATTGTTACACAGCGCTCCATGACGGCAACGTGGCCTGCTGTTTTGGCGCTGTGCCTCTGATAACAGGCACCGCTGAAGGTTGGTTGCTTACTAGCTATATCGTTGAAAGCAATCCTATATCACTCACACGCGGCGCTATGCGTTATATCAATAAGATTGCAATAGATATGGAATTACATAGATTGCAGTTTGTGATAGATGAAAGTAATTTTCTTGCAATTCGATGGGCAAAAGCATTAGGATTCGTTGAAGAAGGTTTGATGAGACAATACGGTCCGAACAGGACAGATCATTTTATGTATGCGAGGTATTTCTAATGAGTGGACTTTTCGGTAGCCCAAAGACGCCCGCGCCGCAACCTCTCCCGCCTCCGCCTCCGCCTGACCCAGAGATCACTGCCGCGCAAGAGCGTCAGGAGAAGCGCCTTGAGGAGCAGGAGCGCAAAGCTGAACAGGAAATTGCTGCCCGCCGTCGTGCGCGGCGTGTTGGTGGTCAGAGGGCTTTACTTTCAATGGAGCGTGAAGATGCGCGTCGTGGCATTGAAACGAAACTTGGGGCTGGCTGATGGGTGGCGTCTTTAGTAAGCCTAAAGCTCCCGCGCCTGCACCGCCTTCTCCTCCTCCTCCGCCCGCGCCAGTCGTAGTGGAGCCGGAGCCGGTTGTGGAGAAATCATCTCGCGCGGAGAAGGAAGCCGCCGCACGTCGTCGCGCGCGTCGGATTAGCGCCCGCTCACTTCTCGGTAATAACAGCGCAACTAGCGAAGAAAATCAGACACTTGGAGTTGGTTAAGTCCAACTGATATTTACAATAGATTGGGTCCATAATGCCTAAAGTAGTGTTGAAAAATGGAAAGACGAAGACGTTTGCATATACCAAAACAGGTATGTCTGCGGCGAAGGAATACGCCAAGCAGTACGGCGGACGCATCAGCGAGGTCAATATGAAAACCGCGATGATGAAGAAGAAATGAAGAAGGTCTGGGAAAAGAAGCGACCGAAAGGCATTGGCAAATCCAAGAGCCTGACGCCCGAACAAAAACGCGCCGCAATGCGAGCGGCGAAGAAGGCTGGTCGTCCGTACCCCAACCTGATTGATAATATGCGAGCCGCCCGTGGCTAAGACTCCAGCTTGGCAACGCAAGGCGGGGAAGAACCCCGCAGGTGGTTTGAACGAAAAGGGCCGCGCCTCTGCGCGGGCGCAGGGTATGAATCTGAAAGCGCCTGTCAAAAAGGGCGATAACCCGCGTCGTGCATCTTTCTTGGCGCGAATGGGGTCTATGCCCGGTCCAGAACGCGACGAGAAAGGACGCCCCACGCGTTTGTTACTTTCTCTCCGCGCGTGGGGCGCTTCTTCCAAGGCCGATGCGAAAAGCAAGGCCCGTGCGATTAGCGCCCGCAACAAGGCGAAAGGTTAAGTTATGCTCACCGTCGAACAGGTTATCAAGCGTCACGAACTGGCCCAGCGTCGCAAGGATAACTGGCGTCAGATTTACGAGGACTGCTACGAGTTCGCGCTTCCTCAGCGGAATCTGTACGACGGTCATTACGAAGGTGGTGGATCGCCTGGGCAGAACAAGATGGTTCGCGTGTTCGACTCCACCGCGATCAACTCGACGCAGCGGTTTGCCAACCGCATTCAGTCGGGTCTGTTCCCGCCGTATGGGCGCTGGTGTCGTTTGGAGCCGGGACCGGATATCCCGCCGGAGCGCCAGCTTGAGGCGCAGGCGGTTCTTGATACATACGCAGACAAAATGTTTTCGGTTTTGCGTCAGTCGAATTTTGATCTGGCGATGGGTGAGTTCCTTATGGACTTGGCTGTCGGCACGGCGGTCATGCTCATTCAACCCGGTGATGAGACAACCCCAGTCCGATTCACGTCTGTCCCACAGTATCTCGTTGCAATCGAAGAAGGCGCACACGGCAAAGTCGATAATGTTTACCGGCGTATGCGTCTGAAGGCAGAAGCGATCAAGCAGCATTGGGTTGACGCGGAAATCCCGGATCGTCTTCAGCGCATGATTGACGAGAAGCCGACTGATGAGATCGACTTGCTTGAGGCAACTGTTCTTGATGTTCAGCGTGGCGATTACGACTACATGGTAATCTGGCCGGATGGCAAAGCCGCGATTGTTGAACGCAAGATGAAATCATCGCCATGGGTCGTTGCGCGTTTTATGAAAGTGGCGGGCGAAGTTTATGGGCGTGGTCCGTTAATTACTGCGCTGCCCGATATTAAGACGCTGAACAAAACACTGGAACTGCTACTGAAGAATGCGTCTTTATCTATCGCTGGCGTGTACACGGCTGCGGACGATGGCGTTCTCAACCCACAGACGATTCGGATCACGCCCGGTGCCATTATCCCGGTTGCGCGTAACGGCGGACCTCAGGGAGAAAGCCTGAAGCAGTTGCCGCGTTCCGGCGATTTCAATGTGTCGCAAATCGTTATCAACGATCTTCGTATGAACGTGAAGAAGATTCTGTTAGATGACACATTGCCGCCAGATAATATGTCGGCGCGTTCTGCTACTGAAATTGCAGAGCGTATGAAAGAACTAGCACAGAACCTTGGCAGCGCCTTTGGTCGTTTGATCACCGAAACGATGATCCCTGTCGTGTCGCGGGTGCTGTACGTCATGGACGAGCGCGGCATGATCGAGATGCCGTTGCGTGTAAATGGTTTGGAGGTAAAGGTGTCTCCGGTGTCGCCTATCGCGCAGGCACAAAACATGGGTGACATAGAGAAAATTACGCAATGGGTTCAACTTTCGCAAGCGCTTGGACCGGAGGGCATGATGGCTCCGCGCATGGGTGCTATCGCTGATTACGTTGCTGATAAATTAGGAGTCCCTGCTGAACTACGCACAACGCCGGAGGAGCGTCAAATGGCAATGCAGCAGGCGGCTGAGATGGCGCAGATGGCGGCGCAACAGGGTATGGTTGATGGAGGCCAAGCGATGGAGCAACAGGGTATGGTTGAGGGAGAATAGTGGAACAGATAGAAGGTTGGGACGGACTCCGGCAGGTAGCGCCAGAGCTTCGTCGTACAAATCAGCAGGATCGTGATGATACAGATCGCATGTACCTGCGTGTATTTGGCAGCGAAGACGGGCAAAAGGTGTTTGACCATTTGCGTTCGCTGACGATAGAGCAGCCGACTTGGTATCCGGGCGAAGAAGCAAGTCATGGTTATGCGAGAGAAGGGCAAAACTCATTAGTCCGCGAAATTGAGCGGCGTATTAAAAGGGCATCAGAATTATGAGTGACGAAAACACAATCGAAGGCGAAGGTCTTTTAGCTGAAGCGGGTACTGCGGTAGAAGAAACGCCACAAGAGGAGGCGTCTATTGAGCATCGCATTCCTGATGAGCAGCCTAGCGTTGATCAGGTAACAGTCGCGGAGAACGATGAGGAAGTAGAGTTCGAGCGTCCAGACTGGTATCCAGACAAATTCTGGAACGATGAAAGTGGGCCTGATCTTGAAAATCTTGCAAAATCGTACAACGAACTTCAAAAGAAGTTTTCTCAAGGAAAGCACAAAGCGCCTGAAGAATACGACGTTAAGATATTTGAGGATTCTAATATACCGGAAGATGACGAACTTTTCTCAACGTATAAAGATTGGGCAAAAGAAAACGGCATTAGCCAAAAGGCATTTGAAGACTTGGCATCTAAATTTATTAGCATGGCAGGTGCAGAGCAAGATTTAGCAAAAGTTTCTTATGAAGAAGAACTCAAGAAATTGGGACCGAACGCTGACATAGCCATCAAGTCTATGACTGAATGGGGACAAGGGCTTGTTCGCAAAGGTGTTTGGAGTAACGACGATTTTGAGGAGTTCAAGATCATGGGCGGCACGGCCCAAGGTCTTCGCGCTTTGCAGAAAGTCCGTTCGTACTATGGCGATCAGCCGGTGCCGGTAGATGTCGGGCCGATTGATGGTCTTCCGTCTAAAGAAGAACTGTCCGCCATGGTCGCAAAGCCTGAGTATGTCAGCGATCCCGGTTATCGCGCCAAGGTCGAAAAGATGTTTGACCAAGTGTACGGTACGCAGGATTATTCCCCTGTGTGAATGAAGTTCAGTTGCTAGAGAAGTCTAGTAATTTTCCTTGACACAGGAAGTATTTACATTTTTCGGAATGTTTTTTATAATCGCTCTAACGGACAACCTTATGGCCCGTTGGACCGGCCTTGGAACGAGGCGCAAAACCGTTCAAGCCGCAGCCCGATTCGGATACCTGCTAGGCGCTTTTCGTTAAACCGAACCGAAAGGAAAATGAAATGGCAATAGGCATTTCCAACGCTTTCGTTCAGTTGTTTGATGCGGAAGTCAAGCAGGCTTATCAGGCTTCCCGTATGCTCGCTGGTGCAACCCGCGAGAGGAACAACGTCGAAGGCTCGGTCGTGAAGTTCCCGAAAATCGGGAAAGGCACGGCAACGGTCCGCGTACCGCAGACCGACGTAACCCCGCTGAACGTCACCTACTCGCAGGTGTCCGCCACGATGGAAGACTACATCGCTGCTGAATACAGCGACATCTTTCATCAGGCCAAAGTGAACTTCGATGAGCGCCGTGAACTGGTGCAGGTCGTTGGTAACGCTATTGGTCGTCGGATGGATCAGCTTTGCATCGACGCACTGAACTCGGCTTCGTCGCCCTCGACTGTCGGCACCGACATCGGTGGTACGGGTACGAACCTTAACCTCGCCAAACTGCTCGCGGCGAAGAAGGCTCTGGACGCGAATAACGTCCCGGCTGAAGGTCGTATGATGGTCATTCACGCGAATGGTCTGTCGGCGCTTCTGGACGAAACTGAACTTACTAGCTCGGATTTCGCCACCGTCAAGGCGCTTAGTGCTGGCGAGCTCGACACCTTCCTGGGCTTCCGTTTCATCATGCTCGGCGACCGTGACGAAGGTGGTCTTCCGCTGCCGTCCACCCGCACCAGCTTCGCGTTCCATCGTGATGCGGTTGGTATGGGCATCAGCATGAACCAGAAGTCTGAAATCAACTATGTGCCTGAGAAGACGTCGTTCCTTGTCTCCTCGATGTTCTCCGCTGGTGCGGTTGCCATCGACGACGAAGGCATCGTCAAAATCAGCAGCACTGAGTAAGGAGTTAGATCATGGCTTTTGATTCTTCAGGACTTGGCGTTGTTTCGGCTTCCAAGAAAGGTAATGCCCCCGGCATTTACACCTATCAGACCGCCGACACGATTGCTGACGTAAACACTGCGGGATATTTCAACAATATCTCCGACACGCTCGCCATTGGCGATCTGATCTATTGCGTCACCTCTACGGGTGGCACACGGGTCAGCACACTGACGCAGGTTCTCTCGAACGGCGGTGGGTGGTCGATGTTGCGGACGGCACGACGCTTGCCGCGACTGACGGCGACTAATAAGATTGGGGCGGGTTTCGGCCCGCCCCTTTTGTTTTGAGAGGTCGGCATGGCGGCAGGCGACACAAAACTATCTATATGTTCCGATGCGCTCATTATGTTGGGCGCTTCTCCTCTTTCTAGTTTTAGCGACGGAACTGACGAGGCGCAGATTGCAGATCGTCTCTACGACGATATCCGCGACACTCTTATAATGCAGTATCCCTATAGTTGGTCCGTCAAGAAAGTTCAGCTTGCACAGCTTGTTGATACTCCTGTAAATGAATGGAAGTACAAATACGCGCTGCCGGGTGATATCTTGGGCAACCCGAAAGCGGTATTTAATACGAGCGCGACGGGCGCTCTGCCCCTGCGCGAGTTTGAGATTTACAGCGGCGGCGTCTATACGAATTACGAGCAGGTGTGGATCGACTACCAGTTTCGTCCTGACCCTGCCTCATTTCCGCCTTATTTCGTAAACTTCCTGCGACACGCACTTGCTGCGACGTTTGCTGAACCGATCACGGACCAGATCACGAAAGCGCAGTATTTTCACGAAATGGCTTTCGGCGCGCCGACGCAGAACATGCGCGGCGGTCTAGCTCGCGTTTCTATGAACATTGACGGCGGCGACCGCCCGCCGCAGAATATCATGGAGTTCCCGCTAACGGATGTTCGTGGATGAGCCGGGTCGTTTTTATACAAAACGATTTTACGTCGGGCGAGTTAGACCCGAAACTTCGTGCGCGTACTGATATCTCACAGTATGCGTCGGGTTTGACGACGGCGACAAACGTATCCATACAGCCGCAGGGCGGCGCTAAACGACGTGACGGCACTAAGTTTATTTTTGAATTAGACTCCGGCGCTGGCGATGCTGTCCGTATGGTCAAGTTCGAGTTCAGCGTGTCGGATAGCTACATGCTTGTATTCACGCCGGGACGCATGTACGTCGTCAAGGACGGCGCTCTTATCACGAATATCAATGGTAGCGGTAACGACTATCTCACGGTGTCGGCGCTTACGTCTTCGATTTTACCGCAGATGAATTGGGTACAGTCGGCGGATACGGTTATCGTTGTTCATGAAGACTTAGAACCTCTCAGGATCGTGCGCGGTGCGACGGATGCGTCATGGACGGTCAGCACTATATCGTTCTCTCACATACCGCTTTTTGCTTTCGATATTGACACGCACAATCCGACTTACACAATTACGCCTTCTGGTGTCAGCGGTAATATCGAAATCACTGCGTCCAGCATTACGACAGACACAGGAACGGCTCAAGCAGGCAGCACAAGCACGATTACGCTGAAATCCGCCAGCAGCTTTACATCTGACGATCAACCAAACGGCATGTTCATTGAGATCACCGCTGGCACGGGTTCTGGTCAGACGCGCCATGTCGAGGACTATGTGGCATCGACGAAAGTGGCAACGGTGTACCCTGATTGGGATACAGCGCCAGACGCTACGTCTCAATATGACATCAAGGCGTTCAAGTCAGCAGCGGTTGGCGAGTACATCAACGCGCTGAACGGCTTTGGTCGTGCGCGTATCACAGAGTTCGTCAGCAATACTGTCGTCAAGGCGTATGTCGAGATACCGTTTTTCGATACTGACGCCATCGTTAGCGGCGATTGGCAATCAGAACACGGCTACGAAAATGCGTGGAGTGCGACACGCGGTTGGCCGCGTAGCGTTACGTTCCACGAAGGACGCCTTTTCTTCGGTGGGGCGAAAAGCCTGCCGTCTACGATCTGGGGTTCGCGTGTCAGCGACTTCTTTAACTTCGATCCAGGCGAGGCGCTGGACGACAGTTCAGTAGAAGCCACGCTCGACACCGGCACGTTCAATGCGATTGTTGATATATATTCGGGTCGTCACCTTCAGGTGTTCACAAGCGGCGGTGAGTTCTATGTGCCGCAGTCATTGGATGAGCCGATCACACCGTCCAACCTGATCGTGAAGCAGCAGACCGCATTTGGCATGAAACCCGGTTTGCGCGTACAGAACATCGACGGTGCGTCATTGTTCGTACAGCGACAGGGCAAGGCGCTTCAGGAGTTCATATTTAGCGACACGGTGCAGGCTTATACATCTGCAAAGATATCTCTGCTGTCGTCGCATCTTCTCAAATTGCCAGAGGAGATGGCGGTGCGCGTTGCAACGTCTACGGATGAGGGCGACAGGCTTCTGATAGTGAACGGTGATGACGGGTCGTTGACCTGCTACACCGTCCTGCGCTCTCAGAATGTGGTCGCCCCGTCTTCGTGGACAACGGATGGCGAGTTCATAAATGTCGGCGTCGATGTCGATGATATTTACGTTGCGGTGAAACGCACTGTGAATGCCGCGACTGTTTATTATGTGGAGCTATTCGATGATGAAGTTTTGCTCGACTGTGCAAAAACAGGCGGCGCGGCGGCTTCGGTTACTATGGATCACCTTGAGGCTGCTAGTGTCAAGATTATACGAGATGGCGTTGTGGAGCCTGACCAAACTGTGCCAGCTAGTCCGTTCACTGTTACGTTTGCTGAAGCAGCTACTGCTTCGTATCAAGTCGGTATTAACTTCACGCCTGTAATCAAAACGCTGCCGTTTGAGCCGAAACTGCCGTCTGGCCCATTGAAGGGCTTCAAGAAGCGTATCTTCGAGGTGAACGCGGAAGTGTTTGAGACGCAGGCCATGACGATCAACGGTAAAGAGATTCCGTTCCGGCGTTTGGGTGGTGACATCCTTGATGAAGACGTGCCGGAGTTTACGGGGCTGAAGACATTGCATGGTATTCTGGGCTACAGTTACGACGGCCAAATCACGATAGGCCAGAACGTGCCGTTGAAGATGAACGTATTGGGTATTGACTACAAAGTGAGTGCAGGACAATGACAGCAGCCATCCCCCTTGTCATGGCTGGCGTGAGTGCCGTCGCCACTATCGCTGGCGGTCAAGCGCAGGCGAAATCGGCGAACGCACAAGCTGCCGCTGCCCAGCAGGCGGCACAGCAGCAGGCGATGGCTTCCTTGCGCGAAGCGACGATGCAGCGGATGAAAGGTCGTTCTGAGGCGCTGAAGTATAAAGAGCAAGGCGTGAGGACGCTTGAGAATGTGCTGCGTAATATAGCAACGATAAATTCTAGGGCGAGCGCTGGAGGCATTGACCCGTTTAGCGGCAGCGCACAGGCTCTTGCAAATTATGCGCTTGGCACGGCAAGCGACGAATATGGTATGTCGTTGGATAATGCAATCATTACACTGCGTTCCAACGAACTTCAGGCTGGTATATTTGAAGAAGACGCCCAGCTTCAGCTTGATCGCGGCGCACAAGAAGCCTCTCTGTTGCGTTATGAGGGCAAAGTGGCGAAGACGCAATCTTACTTCAAGGCAGCGACTACATTGGGAGAGGCTGGTTATGACTATTATAAAATAGGTCAAAAACCGACCCAGCCAACCCAGCCAAAACCGACCGGGCCAACCCAGCCAAAACCGACCGGGCCAACCCAGCCAAAGACGAGATAATAAATGGCTGAACGTCTTCCTAGATATCGCAGAATAGGAGTTTCTCCTACCGCCGTCCCGTCTGTTTCGACACGCGGC